TATACAAGGCTTAGATTTGGCTATCATATGACTCTTGGCGCTAGGAAGTATGGAGATTCGAATTGGGAAAAAGGAATTCCCTCTAGTTGTTATTTAGAGTCTTTAGACAGGCATCTTGCTTTGTATATAGCTGGAGATAGGTCTGAAGATCATCTAAGTGCTATTATTTTTAATACACAAGGAGTTATGATTAATGAAGAAAAAGAGGGAATAAAAATAAATCATTATTTTAATGAGAAATAAAAGAATTTATCTTGCTATACCCTATAATGGAATGAAGAAATTAAGCTACAAAGTAGCTAATACTATTGCAGGTAAACTAATAGATAAGGGAAATATAGTATTTTCTCCTATTAGTCATTCTCATCCTATTTGGTTAGCAAGTAATCGAAGACAAAGTTGGAAAACCTGGCTAGAACAAGATAAGGAATTTGTTAAATGGTGTGATGAAGTTCATATTATCAGAGTTGGCAAGAAGGGAAATGAAAAGATAAGGAAATCTAAAGGTGTCCAACAGGAAATTTTATGGGCTAATGAATTTCAGAAGAAAATCAAATTTATAAATTATAAAATCAATTAATGCATGAAAAATTTAAAGTACTACTAGTTGGAAGAAGTGGAACTGGTAAAACTTACACTGCAAGAACTTTTGATCCTGAAACTACAGGAATAGTTAATGCAGAGAATAAGCCTCTGCCATTTAAGCACAAATTTAAGCATATGAGCCGTCCTGGTTCGTATAAAGAAGCGTATGAATCTATTATTGAATTTGCTAAAAATCCTGATATAGATCTTATCTATATTGATAGTTTTAGTGCTATTTTGGAATATGCTCTTTTAGAGGCCAGGAAAACTAAGAAAGGATTTGATGTTTGGAATCATTATTCTGAATGTATCAGCAGGCTTATAGAGCTGATAAAGAAAGTTCCTAAGCATGTATTTACAACTGCACATTATGAAGTTATTGAGAATGTAGATGGAAATAATGAAAAGGTTGTAAAATCCAAGGGTGAACAACTTGCCCTAATCTATCTAACTCAGTTAATATCTGACCGAATGATGTCGAAGACAAGACTGAGCCAAGCTGCGTAGACAGAAGGTGCAACGACTATCCCGTAAGGGAGTAGGCTTATAGTAAAATATAACCGAAATGGTAGATATATCTAAAGTGATGAAATTTGTAGTTTATAAAATAACCTGTACTTGTAATAACAAGATTTATATTGGTTCTGCTTCTAATTATGGAAAAAGAATTGGTAGTCATTTAGCTTGTCTTAGAAGAAATAAGCATGATAGTCAATATATGCAAAATTCTTATAATAAGTATGGGGAAAGTAGTTTTAAATTTGAGATTGTTGAGTACTGCACTAAAGAAACACTAATTGAAAGAGAACAATATTGGATTGATACATTAAAATGTTTTGATTCTAACGTTGGATTTAATTCAGCGAAAATTGCGGGAAGTAAATTAGGTGTTCCAATGCCTCAAAAAGCAAAGGATAAAATTAGAAGTTTTCAAAAGAGTAGAATTATTACCTCCGCTGTTCGTAAAAAAATGACAGAAGGTGCAATAAAAGCTTTTGGTAAGCCAATTTATCAATATGATAAAGCTGGTAATTTTATTGCTGAATATAAGTCAATCTCAGAAGCTTCTAGAATAACTGGAATATCAATAAGTTCTATTTCAGTTTATCTTAGTAAAAAACTAACAGGTAGATTTAAAACTAGAAGAAGTAAATATCACTTTAAATATAAAGATATAGTCTGATCTATATAGAAATATATAGCTAACATAAATGAAGGAGTGGCGTGGACAAATTGAGAGAGAATTTACAGTAGTTCTATTCTCTGATAGTAAAGCTGATGAGAAGGGTAAACCAGAGTATTGGTTTAATACTTTTCAAGAGGGTACGACTGCTAAATCTCCACCAGATCTTTTTGATGGAGAGATTAAAGTTAAGAATGATGGCCAATATCTTTTTAATAAAGTAAAGGAGTTTACTGGTGAAGTAGTAACTGCGTAAAATAATACTAAATTAACCCCAAATAAATTAATTTATATTAATGATTAGTACTAAAGGTACAACTGACGAAACAAAGGAATTTACAAGTAAGTTCATTACTCCTGGAGTGCATGAGGTGAAGATCACAAATGTTACTGCAACTACTGAAGATGTTAAGAGTCCTTTTCTAACTTTCTCCTTTGAAAGTAAGACCGGGCAATCTCTTGAGACCAGGCTGTATGTAACAGAGGCTTCAAAATCATATACTTTGGGTAAAATCAAGCATATGGGTAATAAAGTGGTTACTGAAGAAACATTGGACGAAGTGTCAGGTAAAAACTGGACTGATTATGCCAAAAATCTCACTAGGGCTATCAGTAACAAGTGGTTTCGTATGAAATTTGCTGGTGAGATGGTAGCGGGGGGTATTTCTGATACTGGAGAGAAGAAGAAGGATTGGGCTAAGGCCTTGATTCCGCATTATGTTAGTGGTAAAACTCCTGGATTTGCAGAGAAACTTACTACTATACCCAGTAAACTTCATTTTGATCCTAATAATAGGTTTGATATGAAGCCTTTGGAAACTGCAGCCGTTGAAACCACTACTTATTCAAGTAATGGTAAAGACGACTCCTTTCCGTTCTAAGTTTAGCCCTTAAATGGGCATTTGACTCCACTTTTGCCGTGAAGTGTTGAGTCCAAAGCTTGTAGTTAAAGTATAACAACAAATATTTATGAGATATTTGAAGTTGTAGGTTCAAGCCCTACCAAGCTTTCTATTATTAATTAAATCCAATTAATGTCTGAAGACAAAAAATTTAAAAGACTTTTTTTTGATATTGAAACAAGTTACAATGTGGTAAGTACTTGGAATATTGGGTACGATGTTCATATTGGGCATGAGAATATTCTCAAAGAACGAGCAATTATTTGTATTTGCTATAAATGGGAGCATGAAAAGACAGTTCATTCCTTAAAATGGCGTAATGGAGATGATAAGCAGCTGTTAATTGATTTTATGAAAATTCTAGATTCTGCCGATGAAATCATAGGGCATAATTCCGACAAATTTGATTTGCCGTGGATTAGAACCAGGTGTATTTATCATAGAATTAGTATGTTTCCAGATTATCAATCCATAGACACTTTAAAAATAAGCTATAGTAAATTTCGGTTTAACTCTAATAAGTTAGATTACTTAGGAAAATTTCTGGGTTTTGGAGGAAAAGAAGATACGGGAGGCTTTAAACTTTGGCAAGATATTATTGAGAGAAATAGTACTACAGCTATGGATAAAATGATCAGGTACTGTAAAAGAGATGTTTTGCTGTTAGAAAAAGTCTTTCAAAGACTCTTTAAATATGCTAAACATAAAACTCATGTAGGAGTAATAGAAGGTAAACTTAAAACTTCTTGTCCTAAGTGCGGATCTTATAAAATCTCTCAAAATGGACAAAGGGTTCTGGCTAGTGGTAATATTCAACACAGGATGAGATGTTCTTCTTGTGGAGGACATTTTACTTTACCTAATTATATTTTAGATAAACTCAAAACTAAGTAATATGCTTATTCTCAAAATTCTATCTGCAGATAGTTTAGATATGCCTTCTACCTACTATCAAATTGGAACTAATTATATATTACTTCCAGAGCCCTATCGTACTTTGAAGAGTCTGGGAAATAATAAAATTATTGGACAATATCTTGCTGGAGATGGGTGGAAAAGTACAAGTTCGAATCCTAATCTTTCTATTTCAGGTTTTGAGGATTATTTTACATCTGAGCATGTGATTCATAATATCACTGAAATTTTAGAAAAAGAAAAGCAATTTACATTGTTAAGGATGCTTTTAGATCCTAGTCAGAAAATCAGAGATCTTGCAGCAGATATTATTGACACACAAATATTACCAAAGTATGAACAAAACAATTGTAAAACTAAAAAAGGGAGATCTGGTAAATCTAAAAAACAAAGATCTTAAAAATCCTTTGTTACGAATTTTCTACATTGATGAGAATAGGATTTATGGTGAGGTTACTGATAAAGAGTTTAAGACGGGAGTTCCTATGGTAGGAGGATTCAAACATCGAAAGAAGTATACTGGTAGGTATTTAGCTGGAGAATCAGAAGAGTTTGATTTTAATTTAGAGGAGAACCTTAAGAAGAAAGGAATTGATGTAGAAAAGGTACTTGGACCTGCAATTAGTAAGGCTTTGAATAGTCCAGATGAGACACAGGTTGAGTATGCCAGAACTATAATTATATCTCAAATTTTTAAACGATAGAAATGATCAGTACCAAAACTGCTAGTGACAGGTCTATAGAGGATCTATTGACAAAAACCACCGAGTTGGATATATTTCGATTCTATATAGACGACTTTTGCGTTGGTTGTAACATAAGCTCTCCTTTAAGAATTGATGACCATAATCCTAGCTTCCAAATATTTAAGACCAGTAAGGGTTTAAGATGGAAAGATTTTGGCACTGGCAGTTCGGGTGATTTCGTTGAATTTGTAAAGTTAAAATTTGGGTTAGATTTTAAAACAGCATTACATAAGATATACTCTGATTTGAAGTTAATTAAGAGTCAGAGTGTATCTTATTATGTTGTTCCTGGTGTATCTATGCGAAGAGAGATTCAGGTTTTTAAAAGAAAGTTTAATAGTACTGATTTAAAATTTTGGTTAGAATTTGGAATTAATGAAAAAACACTCACAAAATACGAAGTCTCGGCATTGTCGAAATACTCGCTTATTGAAGGGACGAAGAGAAAAGATTTTATTTGCAAGTCTTCTTCTTCCGTGTATTGCTATCATTACGGGAGTTATAATTATAGACTGTATTCTCCATTTAGTAAAGAGTATAAGTGGATATGTAATGCAGGTTCCGAGATTTTACAAGGATGGAATCAATTACCTGATAAAGGAGATTTATTGGTCATCACCAGCAGCCAAAAAGATGTGATGCTCTTAGATGGTCTGGGATATGCATCAATAGCACCACAGTCAGAGCATACTATTGTTCCTGAATCTATTATTTCTAATCTTATAGAGAGATTTAATAGAATTTTTGTTCTTTTTGATAATGATTCTGCAGGAATTACAGCTTCAAAAAGATATCAAAGATATGATTTTAAATGTGTCTTTTTGCCAGAGGGACCTAAAGATCCGAGTGATTATTATAAACAATTTGGTAAAGAAAATACAGAGTTAATTTTAAAGAAAATTTTATGAAAAAATCTTATCAGTATAATCTTGGCGATTCTGTTATTAATTTAAAGGATACTTTCCAGAAAACTCCAATTGCATGTACTATTGTTGGAATAAATATTACTTCTACGTCTCCATTTCCGATGTTTCTGACTCAAGTAGCTTCCCCCGCATTTGGATGGGGGCTATCTGACTCTATATATACGCAGCAGCTTAGGTCTACGAAATGGAGATTACTTTCATCTGTCTCCCCGGATTCAGCGTATAAGTATTGGTTTGCTGATGGAGAATATTTAATGCCGAATTATATCCAAGATATTAAAGATGGAAAGATTAAACTTTTGAAAGACTATTCGATTCAAGCATTAGAAAAAGCATTTTTTTCTCAAGATCCTGATCTTAGAAAATTTGCTATAGATATTATTGAATCACAAATATTTAAAACATGAGCTATTTAATAAACTTTGAGGATATTCCTCGTAAGAAAATAACTGTATATAAAGGTTATTTTAGTTCTCCTTATAATACTTTTCCAAAAAGTTTTGAGGTAGGACATGAAATAGAAGAAGGGAATACTAGAATTATTTTTTATGGTTTGGGTAATCCTTTTACAGAAGATGAGAAGGAGCGAATTCTAAAACAATTTAATATTATAATTAATGGTCCTCTTCCAAGCATTACTGAGTAAAGTAAACTCCAGAAAAGATAAGACTTATAGTATCTCTTTTGAGACTCAGGAACTTTCTGGACAAGAATTAGCTCCTATCTTAGATTATAATGGTAGTTTTGTTAATGTTCTTATTATACCTGATGACCCAACAACTGTAGCAAAAGTTATAGAATTTTTAAATGCACAAAAAGATCAATCTTGAGAAACTTTCTAAAAAGTCTAAGACTTACTTAAAAAAGTGGTTATGGGATAATTTGGTTAAACCTTATATTCGTAAGAAATATGGAAATACCTGTTATACTTGCGGAGCTAAGAATCTTACCGGGAGTAATTGGCATACAGGTCATTGTATTCCTTCAAGTACTTGTGGTATTCTATTAAGATATGATGAAATAAATCTAAGGCCTCAATGTTACTCTTGTAATATAAACAAAGGAGGAAATGGAGCTATTTTCTTATATAAACTTGAGAAGGAATTTGGGTCTGCATATAAGGAGAATCTGTTTTTACTTAAAAATCAAGCATCACAAAAAGATAACAAACAATTTTACTTGGATAAAATTATAGAATATTATGATAAAAGCAGAACCTAAAGACCTGGAAACTTATCCGCTTGAGCAAGGAGATGTAATACGCTTTACTTGTGGTGAATTAGGAATATTTCGAGGAGTTGATGGTGATACAATTTGGTATGAAACTTTCTCTAAAACAGGGGCTGGATTTGCCATAGGACATTGCCCCCCTTATACCCCACTAGTTAGTGGTTGTTTAGCTCCCTTTGCTCTGTCCTGGTTTAACAAGGATGAAGTTGAGACCTATAAGTTCAAACTTCAAAAAAACATAATAAAAATAAAGCACAAAAAGACTCTGTTCAAGATGTTAAATTCTGCGGATTCATTGGTACAGAAAATGGCTGTTGGAATTATCAACGAACAATTAAAGAAAAAATCATGAAATTATTCACTATTATACTTGTAGTTCTTTTGACTTTTGGGGCAGGATTTCTTTTAGGGTCTTCCCCTGACAATGTTCATAAGTTTGAACTTAAAAGTTATAGAGATACTATGATTTTTGGGGATACAGTAATGTTTCAATGTGTAAGATGTGGTCAATTAAATGAACAGTATGTTTGGATGAAAGTCCAAGTACCTTACTGCAAATAAAATTAAATGCATGAAAAAGAAAACAATTTTGGATTAGATTATTATAATGATCCCAGAGTCTCAAATAGTGATTTAGGATTACTTAAAAAGGATTCTTGGCTCTTCTGGCTAACTAAAAACAAGAAGATAGATAAGATGACTTATTCTCACTTTGAGCTGGGATCATTAATACATTTAGCTGTATTAGAGCCTGAAAAGTTTGCTGTAGCTAAGATAAATAAACCCTCTGGCCTTATGGGAGTATTTTTAGATCATTATATCTCTGCAGGATGTACAGATGAGGCTGCTCAATATGCCTATGAAAAATCAGGATTTAAGTTGCCTTTAAGAACTATTAAAGAAAAGCTTAAGGAGAAGAGCAATAAGAAGTATATTGAGTTTATGCAGGGAACTAATGATAAATTAGTTCTTACTAAAGAACAGAAGAATACTATAGATCAGGTTTTGAAGGGAATTAATAGAAATCCTAAAGCTTATGAGTATCTTATAGAAACAGATCCTCTGAAAGAGTATTTTAATGAATTAGATCTGTTTGGGGTAGTTAATTTGACTTCTGGTGATGTTCATATCAAAGGTAAACCTGATAGGATTATTATTGATCATGAGAATAAAGAAATTAAGGTTATAGACTTGAAATCTACAAGTTCTAGCCCTTATTTTGAAATTCTTCAAATCAATAAGACTGGTGATCCCAGAATTGATTATATTGGAACTGGATTCTTTGGAAGTTTCAAGGGCTTTGAATATTATAGACAATGTGCCTTTTATAATCAATTAGTTCGACAAAATTTCAAAGAATATGCTTTAAAATATAAAATTTCCAATTATATCATTCCTGTAAATACTATTGATAGTTATTCTTGTTCAGTAGTGAACGTTACAGATAAGTGGACAGATTGTGGATACAATGAAATGATGAAGCTCTTATATTCGTATAAGAGGCATCAAGAATCTGGAGATTGGAAAGCTAATTATTATTTTGAAACATCTAATGGTGAATTAATTATTTAATGAGTCATGTTAAAAAAGTTACAAAATCTTTTAAGTTCATACTTCCAATGTTGGGAGAGTATTATGGACAATTCGGAGAGCCCGAATCTGTATTCGTTGGAGATGTAGATAAGCCTGAATTTGATAACCACATTTTCGTTTTATATGGATGGGATGGTAGTAAGTATTTTGCAGCTTTTGAAGCAAAACTTAGAGAACATCCTTTATTTGAAGATTACTATGATCCTACAAAACAACATGTGATGTTTATATTTAAAGTACCAGAAAAATATCAAGCCGAGTATAATCTGTTTAAAGAGGCTAATCCAAGCTGTTTTGGTAGCTTTTCTGTGTCCTATAAAAATCATATATTGAAATTTTTTAATGGAATTTTTGATTTAAAGACGATTAAGAAGATTCTTTGGAAAGATGAAAGTTTATACAAAGAACTTGAAACTAGTTTAGGAGTTAAAATTCCACGCGAACTTGACAATATCTCTGTTCCAGATATGGAGATTGAAATTTTTAATAAAGAAAAACTTACACAACATGTCTAATTTCAAAGAAGGAGATTTTGTTAGATATTATGATTCGCATGTAATAGGAGTTGTTTTTTTAGATCCTCGCTCTTTTAATTTAAATATGACTTGCATGGAATTAATAAATTATGACGGGGCTGATATGCCAAAGGAATTCCCATACACACCGCAATATACCGGGACTTTTTGGGGCTATCCTGATTTGTACAAGAATCTTAAAAAAATACCCTCTGTTTATATACCGGAAAGACTTCGGTTAATGTTAAGAAATCCTTTATCAAGGGATATGGCCATAGAAATTGTAAATAATCAATACCTTAAAAATTATGAAGTGGAATAAAATTTATAAAAATTCTTATATTGCTTTTAGAGAATTTTTAGATCAAAAAGAAATAAAATACTCAGAGGAAGACTTTCTGGCTATGACCGAAATGCATGGAGAAGGACTCTTAGGATTTGATCTAAGAGAGCTATATGATTGGTTTGATGATAAAGGTATTTATATTCAAATCAGACGTGTGAGCTCTCTGGAGAAAGAATCTAATGTGTTTCAGTGGAAAATTAATAATTCTGGGTGGTCTACTGATTTATTTATGTGCAGAAGATCAGCTGAAGCCAGGGCTTTTGAAATTGCATTTTTTGAGCGGAATAAACAGTGGGATAAAATCATTTAATAAGAAGTAAAAAATAATTTATATGAACATTCTCGAAAGTATTTTAAGAGCAGGCAGAGACTTGCTATTAACTAAACCTTTTTATGGTTTATTTTTATCTGGACTGCATAAAACAGTCACTGATAAGATTCCAACTGCTGCTGTAGGTAAGCATGGAATTAACACAAAGCTGTATATTAATCCTGAATTTTGGAGTTCTTTAAAAGAATCAGAGCAAACAGGAGTATTACAGCATGAACTTTTACATATCTGTTTTGATCATATTACAGAACGCTCTAAGTATTCAAATAAAAAGTTCTATAATATTGCTGCGGATCTGTATATTAACCAAATTGTAGGTAAAGATAATCTTCCCAAAGAAGGCATGCATTTAGATGAGTTTAATCAAAAATATAAACTCAGCATGAAGCCTACTGAAGGTTCAGATTATTACTATGATGAGTTGATGAAATTGCCTCAAGAACTTCAGGATAAGATTAATCAAGATACTGGAGGAAGGGATTGGCATGAGACTTGGAAGGAATTTGAGGGTCTTAGCGAAGCTGAGAAGAAGTTGATTAAAAAGCAGATTGAACATAAACTTAAGGAGGTTGCTGAGAGTATGAAAAACCGGGGTACAGTTCCTGGAGAATTTGCATCTCTTTTGGAGAAAATTCTGAATATTGAACCACCTAAGTTTAATTGGAAAGCTTATTTAAGACGTTTTGCCGGAGCTAGTAATAGAATTTTTACTAAGAAGCTTCGACGTAAACAGAATAGGCGTTTTCCTGATCAACCTGGACTTAAGATTAAGCAGAAAAAGCATATTCTCGTAGCTATTGATACTTCAGGCTCTGTAAGTGATGAAGAATTGAAGGAGTTTATGCAGGAAATTCATCATATTTTTAAGACTGGTACACAAGTTACAATAGTTCATTGTGATGCTGCTATTCATCATATAGAGTCTTTTAATGGTCTAGGACGATGGAGTGGCAAAGTTCATGGTCGTGGAGGAACTGAATTTGAACCAGTTATTAAATATTTAAATGAGCATAAAAATAAGTATGGATGTCTCATTTATATGACTGATGGTGAATGCTCTGCTCCAGAATCTAATCCCTTGAAAAAGACTTTGTGGGTCCATTCAAGTAAGTCTTCTATTAATGAAAGTTTGCCTGGATTTAAAATTAAACTAAATTAAATTAAATTAAAAATTAAAAGTTATGGCTAAAAAGAAAACCGAAACCACTAATGTTGGAGTTACTAAGGTTAATCTGAATGTTAAAGAATCTAAAGAGATTCTGAAGTATATTTTTGAAAATAATCGACATCTTCAAAAAGGTGGAAAAGCTCCTGTCTCAATTGAGTTAATTTCTGACGCGGGGATTGGTAAGACTTCTATTGTGCAACAGATAGCCAGTGAATTGGGGTTGCATTTTGTCAAGTTGAACTTGGCTCAAATTGAAGAGTTAGGAGATTTGGTAGGATTTTGCTTAAAAGAATTTGAAGTATGCAAAGATGATACGTGTTCCTGGATTCCTGAGCATGCATTGGATCAATATCTTAAAGCAGGATATACCTTTACCAATAATAAGAGGATGTCTTATGCTGCGCCAGAATGGATTGCAGATAAGCCTGAAGGTGGAATTCTTCTTTTGGATGATGCTTGGAGAGCAGATCCAAGATTTATTCAGGCTTGTATGGAGTTGATTTCAAGACAAGAGTATATCTCCTGGAAACTTCCTAAGAACTGGCATATTGTTCTGACTAATAATCCTAATGATGGTGAGTATTCAGTCAATGAAATTGATGAGGCTCAAAGAACCAGGTTTATTAGCTTTGGACTTAAGTTTGATGAGAAGTGCTGGGCTGAATATGCTGAATCAGTAGGGATTGATGGGCGTTGTATTAACTTTTTGCTGCTTCATCCTGAAGTGGTAATAGATCCTACAACGGGACAAATTAAGAAAGGCTGTAATCCCAGGAGTATGGAAACTTTCTTTAATTCCATTAGTTCTATTGAGGATTTTGCTGAAACTAAAAGTCTTGGCTTGATTCAAATGATTGGAGAAGGATGTATTGGACCTGAAGCAACTAGTATGTTTACTACTTTTATTCACAATAAGTTGGATAAACTGGTGACTCCTGAGTTTATTATGAGTAAACCTTTTGAGTTAGTAACTGAAACACTCCAAGAATTGTGTGGAGATTTGAAAAAAGGCAATTATCGTCCAGATATTGCCAGCACGTTGAGTATTCGTGTAGCGAATTATTCTCTTAATTATTCTAAGGAGAATAAGATCACGAAGGAATTTATAGACAGAGTTGAAAATCTTGTTACGAAGCATCTCTTTGGACAAGATTTGAGCTTTAAATTGGCAGTGTCTTTGTATACTGGTGATTCTGTTAAATTCCGTGAATTGGCTCGACGTGAAAAATTAACTAAATATATACTTGCTTAATGTCAAAATATGTAGGAGTGCATGAGGTACTGATAGCTAATTCATACGGGAATTATAAAGGATTTTTCTTGTCTAAGACAGATCTTTTAACTTTAAAGGGATGGCTGACTAGTTCAGTCATCCCCTTTAAGGGATTTCAAGGGAAAGTACTATTTCAGAAAGAATTGAAATTTCCCAGATATAAATTTACACAATATTCCAGAGAAGTAAATACTTTGGTAAGACGTGTAAAATCTATATCTAATGCGGATGCTATTGTAATGGATGTAGAATATTATATGTCTCTTTTAGAAAAATGTGAAAAAAATATGGAGTCTTATAATGCATCTTTTAAAGAAGATCCTAAAGGTGTAAATGTAGGATTTTTAGAATCACATTTTCTAAGATTTCTTAATTCGATACAGATTTTAGAACAGCTTTACAAAGATATTAAAAATTTAAAGATTATCTCAGCCTTTGATCTTAATGCAATTTTGGGTCAAGAGTACAGTACTATTGATAAGATAAAATTAGAGCAATTGTCTAAGCTTTTTAATAGTGGTACACCTGAAAATGTCAAGTTAGCGATGGAGATTATGACAAATTGTGATTTTGAGCCGTCTTTGTTTTATATTTGTCTGTTGTTTAATAAGTATGGTGAGTTGATACGGAGGAACCAATACTGGTATTCTACTAGTTTTTCTGCTTTTAGAAATGCCTTGGATAAGACTGAATTGGCTTATGAAAATTTCCATCGTTTTGAGACAATGCAAGTTGTAGAAAAGTTCCTGCTCTTACCAAACAAATTTATTCTTGAATCTGATGTAGACTATATTAAACACCTGGTTCAAGAAGAGATAAAAAATAAATATAATATGGAAGATACAGGATTTGAGCTGACAATTTCTGATATTAAATTGAATTTGGATCCTTCTAAGATTATTAAGGTAGTTAATTCTGAAACAAATGATGAAGATTCTGAAATCACTGAAGAAGAGTCTGTGGAAACTTCTGTATAATTTAACAATTATTTTTATGATGTATTGGAAACTTTGGATTAGTTTACTTGTAGTTGCGATGGTATTTGGTTGTTTTACTTGTGTAAAAGGACAAAATTACTATCATGGAACTACAGGTATGGCCAATGAGAATATTTCTCATTGTGTAGAAATGACTTGTAGTGGTAATTTCTATGATGACGGGGGACCAGGGGCTACCGGACCTTCAAGATACGCCAATGGAGTTAATTGGATTTACAGAACTTTCTGTCCTAATGTTCCTGGTAGATGTATGAGAGCAACATTTTCTCAATTTGAAGTAGAATGTGCAAATCCTCCATGTACTATTTGTTGGGACGTTTTGAGGGCACAAAATGGTCCTACTCAGAATAGTCCTGTACTTTGGCAAAGGTGTTCGCTGGGGGCTTTACCTCCTGTAACTACAAGTACTGATGCTTCTGGTTGTTTAACATTCAGATTTTTCAGTGATGGCAGTGTCAGATGGTATGGTTGGGCTGCAACTTTAAGTTGTGTTCCCTGTGCAGCTAATACAGCTGTAGATAATAATGACTGTAGTGAAGCTACTACAATTTGTTCTAATACCTCTTTTATGGGTGCTTCTATTGGCCCTGGAGTTGTTGGAGATGGATGTTCTGGATGCAATACTTCAGAACATTTTACTAATTGGTATAGCTTTTGTGTTTCTGTTTCAGGAACTTTACAGTTTATGGTTAGTCCTACTAATGCTGCAGATGACTATGATTTTGCGTTGTATGGGCCTAATACAGGCTGCGCTGCTTTGGGTGTTCCCGTGCGTTGCAGTTATGCAGGTTTATCTGGGAATACTGGGCTGAATACTACAGCTGTGGATGTATCTGAAGATGTCTTGGGTGATTCCTGGGTTTCTACTTTACCTGTAGTTGCTGGTGAATGCTATTACTTAATGATAAGTAAGTGGTCTTCTGGTGGTTCGGGATTTACTGTGGATTTCACTGGGTCTACTGCGAGTTTGGATTGTACTCCTTTGGATGTTAAGTTGTTAGAATTCAGTTGTAGAAATGATCTGCTAACCTGGAGGACTGCATCAGAACTAAACATAGCTAAGTTCAGAGTATATGGTTCTGATGATCTGGTCAGTTGGTATTTAGTAGATGAAGTTCTTGCTGGAAAAGGAGTTTATTCTATTCCAAAACAGGACAATTTTGACTATTTTAAGCTTACTGAAGTGAGTCCTTCTGAAGTTGAAAATTTGCTTGATTTTGCAATATGCTCAAATGATCAAATTGCAGTAAAATACGAGGTTTATAATATCCTTGGGCAGATGATATTAGCTGGAGAGGGATCGTTCAATACAGAGCTTCTAATAGGGTCTAATACGTCTTCTGGAGCCTATGTGGTACGTGAAATTAAAGGTCAAAAATCAATCGTTTTTAAGGTATTTAAGAAATAAAGAATTTTGAGGGTATATGGATCTGGAGGTTTCAATGGGGTTGGTTTTCCTTCAGATCCCCCTCAAATATATTAAATACTGCAGGGTATGCTAACGTAAAATATTATTAATAATATTTGGTTTTATAGTTACTTAGATGTATATTTAAGTAATGAAAAAACAAATTATCGGATCTGCTGGTGGCAAGGCCACTGCGATTATTTTGAGAATGAAATCTTTAGCATTATATTATGCTAATCCAAACTATTGTCAAGAATGTAACAAAATTATAGAAGTTGGTGCCAGAAAAGTGGCAGAAGTTAGGAAAAAGAAGTTCTGTAATCATTCTTGTGCTGCCGTTAGTACCAATAAAAAATTTATTAAAAAAAAGTCTTTGCTTTTTTTAAAATCCAAAGATCCTAAAAAGGATATTAGAGGCAGAAAGATTAATTATTCTAAAAAAGAATTAAAAAACAGATCTCAAAATTGGTGGAGACATAGAATACCAATTGCTAGAGATGCTAGAAAAGAATTTACACATGCAGGCAAAGAAAAAAAGTGCTATAATTGTGGGTATGATAAACATATAGAGGTTTGTCATAAAAAAGCTGTTAGTAATTTTTCCGATGATTCGAAGTTATCTGAAATTAATGCATTAGATAATTTAATTGCCTTATGTAGGAATTGTCATTGGGAATTTGATAATGGTTTATTAATTCTATAACATGCGGGCTAGAGTAACAGTAACTCGCCAGGCTCAATTTGGGCGTTTTGTAAAGAAATTTACATTAAGATTATTCAGTAAATTCGGTAAAAGCTTCACTGCCAATGCCGAGCCAAGCCTAGAAATAGGAAGGTGTAGAGACTAGACACTGAACTCCTTAAAAGGAGAAGGCATAGTCCAGACCACAAAATTTAATGTAGTGAAAACTATAGTGGTATGCATTACCTGGAGCTCTCCGTGCGACTCGGAGGCCCGCAACTATCTAAACATTAAAACTATGAAATTATTTGAGGGAGATGTAGTTACTTTTAAGAAAGAAGATTATCGTTCTGGTTTGCTTTTTAAAATGTCTAAAAAAAGATATGAAGAATGGCGTTACGGAAAAATTGTTTTTTCTTCGTTTAAGCATAACTGGAATTTCTTTGTATTTAAATATTATCCAGGTTATTATCCTCCTGGTAGTATTGCTAGTACAATGCTTCCCATCTGCTTTTCCGGAACAAAGCAGATTATAGTGCAGCATCATATTGATATTTACCAGGAATCTGATCGTTTATTCACGATGCTAGTCTCTTCAGATTCAAAATTAAAAGAGTTTGCAATAGAGATTCTAATAGCCAAAGGTTTACACTTTAAATAGATTTACTATGAATATTAAAAAAGGTGATATTTTATACTCTGAGGTCTACAAGGATCTATGTATTTCAATGATAGATAAATATAATGAAAAGGCAGATAAGATACCCAATGAGGATATTTTTATCTCTGATAGGAATCTTTCAAGAGAAGAGATTGCACAGAACTATGCTTGGAAAAAACGTGCACTCGGTATTTATAACACATATCTGGCTGGATCCGGAGTTAAATATTATAAAATTCTTGGAAATTATTTTTCTCTTGAGAATCCAGAAAAACTAATGAAAGGATTAATGTCTCCAGATTTGGCAGTTCGTAATTTTTACTTAGAAATACTTAAATCAAAATGCAAATAATTGGATATATATTACTTAATCCAACTAATGGTTATTTTTATAATCATAAGTTGTATAAAAACTCTGGAACTGCTAAAGGAGTTCAGACTCAACTCAAGTTAACAAATTATCAAATCTTACCAGTGTATATAAAAACCTAATGCTATGAAAATTAAGAAAGGAGATATTTTATATAGTGAAGTGAATAATGATGTCTGTGTATCCATTGAAAATAAGAATCTTGTAGGTGATAAGATACATAATGAGGGATTAGTATCTACTGATTATCTTGACGCATCTTCACGTGATAGAGGGCTTAGAAAGAAGTTTAGATGGAGGAAAATTGGTTCAGGATACATATATCAAATAATTAGCGGTCAAGGTATTACAGAATATGAGGTTATTGGAAATTATTTTAAATTAAAAAATAAAAGGAAATTAATAAAAGGTCTGGCTTCTGAAGATATTGGTATTCGAGACTTTTTTATTGAAATAATAAAAGCTAAAAAATAATGGGAATACTTGATGGATTTTTTAAGGCTGGTGATCCGAATCATATGGATCCAAAGAAATTTAAGGTTGTGGTTAAACAAGAGAATGGAGGTAAATCAATTACAGAAACTTATCATGATCCAGACAGAGGAATTTACTATACCAGCACCAGATGGATTCATGATGATTTGGAGCCTCAGTATACTAAGGAACAAATGGAAGAGGCTTTGAAAAAAGCTGTAGAGGCAGAAGATTTTGAAACTGCTGCCTTGATTAGAGATCAACTTAAAATTACTGTTGCGCCTTCTCCTAAATCAGAAAAGATTAAAAAACTGGAAGATCAAATAAAAACATTGTTAGACGAATTAAATACACTTAAGAATGGTTGATTTAAATTTATTGAATTCATTGCAAGAACTTATTAAAGGAGAGGCTGCAACAATAGAAAAGCCCAGGTTCTGGCTATTATCAGGATACTCTTTTAAAAGTGATGGCGATAAGATATATATTGAAAGAGTTAATGATAAATTTAAAGGAACAGAAAAGGAATTTGAATGGCATGAAGTTGATAAAAATCAATTAGAATTAGGAGTAATACAAATTATTTATGAAAAAAATTAAATCCGGTGATATATTTTTGGAGTTCCATAATTTTACTGGGGCTGCTATATTTATAAAATGGAGGAGTGAACAGAGCTGTAGTGCTTTTTCTTATACATGTTTCTCTAAACAAGACTATGAAGCAAATGCCTCGGAAGAACTGGTTTTTCACGATAAGAAGATACTATGTAATGCTTTTGGTCTTGAGGAGGCAAAAGAAGCATTATGTAATTTCTATGATCTATTACCTTCAGAGCAGAAAATTTTATTAGGAGAAAATCCAGAAGCTAAAGAATTTCTAATTGAGATTTTAAAACAAAGAAAGTATGAAAAAATTAAGAAAACCAGGTGATATTATATTTAAAGCTGCTTCTGATTATTCAGATTATTCAGACCTACTTTGTGGAGTGTATTGTGGTATAAGTCCGACAGGAGATAGTGTCGTTGAAGAATTGCGACGACATCAGGTTAAAAGTGTTTATAATAGTTTTACAGAGAGAAAGCCAAAAATGTGGAAGAGTGTTCATTTTAATACTTATTGGATAGGAGAGTTTAGAGCATACAAAACTATTGGTAATATCTTTTCACTGGATAATTCAGAAAGAATTATAAAGATGTTGGCATATCCTGATGAACAAGTCTTTAGTTACGCAATAGAAATACTTAAAAATAAACCCATGAATGCAATTAGATATCAAAATACTAAGTGATATTACAATTTTTAATAAATATGCAAAATACCTAGTTTCTTTATTTAGACGAGAAACTTGGTCAGAGATTTGTCAAAGATATGAGGACATGCTCTTGGAGAAATATCCTAAATTGTCTGCAGCTATAGTTGAGAACATGAAGTATGTCAGAGAGAGGAAGATACTACCCTCTATGAGAGCAATGCAATTTGCAGGAAAAGCCATTAAGAAGAATAATAGTCGTATCTATAATTGTGCCTATCTGCCCATAGACTCTTATTTGGCCTTTTCTGAAACTATGTTTCTTTTGTTAGGAGGAACTGGTGTAGGCTATTCTGTCCAAACAGATCATGTAGAGAAATTACCTAAGATAAGAAAGCCTGATAAGTGGAAGAAGTATCTTATTACAGACTCTTTGGAAGGTTGGGCTGACGCTGTTAAGGCTTTGATGAAGGCTTACTTTGGCAAGACTGAGGGTGTTGGGCCTAGATTTGATTTTAGTGATATTAGGCCTAAAGGAACCAGGTTAGTCACAGCTGGAGGTAAAGCTCCTGGCCCTGAACCTCTTAGAGTATGTCTGGCTCATATTCAGTCTATTCTAGAGTCTAAATCAGAAGGTAGTAAGCTACGACCTATTGAAGCTCATGATATATTATGCCATATTGCTAATGCTGTTCTGTCTGGAGGTATTCGAAGAAGTGCTATGATAGCTTTGTTTAATCTTGATGATGAGGAGATGCTTACTTGTAAATATGGTAATTGGTGGGAACTTAATGAGCAAAGGGGCCGTGCTAATAACTCTGCAGTGGTCTTACGGTCCAGAATAAAGAAGAAAAAGTTCTTTAAGCTATGGGATAGAATACGCTTGAGCAATAGTGGAGAGCCCGGAATCTACTTTACTAATGATGTAGAGATGGGCACTAATCCATGCTGTGAAATTGCTCTAAAACCATTTCAATTCTGTAATCTTTGCGAAACTAATGTAAGTAATATAGAAAGTCAGGCAGATCTTAATAATAGGGTTAAAGCAGCTGCATTTTTTGGAACTTTACAGGCTGGTTTTACAGACTTTCATTATCTCAGATCTATCTGGAGACAGACTACTGAAAAAGAAGCGCTCATTGGAGTTGGCATGACTGGCATAGCTTCTGGTAAAGTACTTAAATTAAACCTAAAGGCAGCAGCCAAGGAAGTAAAGAAAGAAAATTCCAGGGTGGCTAAATTAATTGGAATAAATGCAGCGGCTAGATGTACTACTGTTAAACCAAGTGGTACAACTTCCTGTGTTTTGGGTACTAGCTCTGGAATTCATGCCTGGCATAGCAATTATTACATTCGCAGAGTACGTATTCTTAAAACTGATACTCTATATCAGTATTTGAGCAAGCATCATCCAGAACTTATAGAGGATGATAAATTACAGCCCTTAAATACTGCTGTGATCAGCATACCACAAAATGCTCCTAAAGGAAGTATTTTAAGAACAGAGCCTGTGCTTAGTCTATTGAATAGAGTGGCCAGGTTTAATAAAGAGTGGGTTAAGGCAGGGCATAGATCTGGGGCAAATACTAATAATGTAAGTGCTACCATTTCTATTAAACCTTCTGAGTGGGAAACTGTAGGTTCATGGATGTGGTCTAATAAGCATATATTCAACGGACTAAGTGTGCTTCCTTATGATAATGGAAGCTATGTTCAGGCTCCCTTCGAAGACTGTACTGCTGAACAGTATAAAAAACTTTTTGAAAAATTAAAAGATATTGATTTTACAAAAGTTATAGAAAAAGAAGATAATACTGAACATAGTCAAGAAGCAGCTTGTGCTGGAGGATTGTGTACAATTTAATAACAAAAGCCCTGGGTTAATAACCTGGGGCTTTAATTTTTTATTATGAAAAACAATAAAAATAATCAGACTCTTAAGGAATTAGAGATCTGTAATAAGATCCTTTCTAATCTTAGACCTGGACATCATCAAGATGATATCGT